AGGAGTGTGCTGTTCTCGGTATCCCACTGCACCTGCCCTTCGACTGCTGCAGGAGGTGTTGCCGCAACATTGAACCGGAGATAGTCGACATTTGGACCGGTACCTCCGCCACCCGCGTTATCATCGACGTATTTCTTGTTTGCGACGTCGTAATCATTGACCGGAGGTGATGATGGGGTTACTGGGAATGCCGTGAAGGTGGCACCAGCGAATGTAGGAGTTGACGCAATCGTAACGGCCTGGTCCAGGAATGAATGATCACTGCCATCGCTTGAGACATGCGTGAACGCCGCGTCCCAGTTTGATAACTTCCCGGCCGGCATCAAGCCGTTGACTGCATTGGTGGCGTCTCGCGTTGCAGCGGTGTGCTCTGCAAGAGTCATGTGGTAGTACTGGTCAACACTTCCGCCCTGGATCCCGGTGAGACTGTTGTGGACCGTGATCGATGTATTGTTCAACAACCAATCAAGGGCATCCTTCACAGTGGACCCAGAAACGGAACTGTCATTGACTACCTGTGAAGCTGCCAGCTGAGGATCGTTATTACCCGTGATCGGATTCGGATCTTCAAGATTCACCTCAGCATTGACGTTGGTCAGCTCAACGCGATACGTCGCCATGTCTACTCCTTATTCGCCTTCAGCAAGAAGCTTGGCAAATGGCCGCAAGAGGATCGGGGTGATCGTCTCAGGCACATCCTTCATCTTCACTTCGGGTAGCTCGTATTCAGCTTCAGCGTCAAGCATCTCCTTGACTGCTTCTGTCTGTGCCTCCCGTGCATCTAATGCGGCTTTGAATTTCTTCTGCAACTTTTCCAAATCTTTCGTGAACTTTTCCGTATCCTCGATGGCGTATCGCGGGCCGTCCTGGCTGAAGGTGGTAACAGCAGTACCGTCCGGATCCTTCTTGGCGTGCTTCTCGCACAACTCGATACGCATCTTGTTGAACTCGTCGTACTTCTCGCCGAGGCCATCATCCATGTTCTTGGTATCGCCAGCGGCCTTCATGGCCTTATCGAATGCCCTGAGCTTCATGTCGCAGCTGATGAGTGTGACCAGGAATGACCATTTCACACCAGGCATTTTGGTGATGTTGACACTGTCGCAGGCAACGAGGAGGGCTTGTACTTCGGTTCCAGTCAGTTTTACGGTTTTCATTTCGTCATGCTCCTTGGTTAGGATTGGATCTCTTGCTGATAGAGTTGGAGGCGGAACGCGGCCTCCTCGCGATCTGCACGATCATGGCTGTCGTCAGAAAGTTTGTCGTAGGCCGCAAACTGGGCCAGGGCCTCAATGAAGTCATCGGGCCAAAGAAGGTCGTCATCAAGCGCCGTGGCCGGCGTGTAGATAAGAAGTGTTCCCCCACTGCTAACCATCAGGTCCGGACGGTTACGTTTCAGCCGAAGCTGAGCCCGGTTCAAGCTCTCAATCATCTCGGAGTCACTGTAGATCTGAGCCTGATTGTCATCACTCAGGTATTTCCTGGTCTTCGTGACCACGTCGTCAGCTGTGATAGTCATCGTATAACCACCTTCTGTCCGTTTTTCTGGTTCATCTCGACCTTGTTCATCACCTTCTCCCAGCGTCCCTCCATCTTGTCGAGTTGCCGTTGGATGTATGACATGTGAAGATTCATATTGGCGAACAGACCACCAACAACAAGGCCGGCAAACAAGATAAGAACCCAGAACTTGCCTTCTAGTTTACCTACTCGTTGCATCAGGGGACTGATCAAATCCTCTTTGATATCGTTCAGCTTCTCGTAGATATCTTTCCGGTTTGCCTCGCATCTACGCTCTTGGTCGGTCATCTCAGTTTTCCTTGACTTTGACTACGAAGTTGTGAGCCTTGCCCATCAGTTCCATGCAGTGCTTCCTTGCATCTTCCCTGGTTGGGAGAGTACTCGGACAGCACACCTCGATCTTGTCACCTACGTAGAAATCCCACGACCATCCACCATTCTTGGCATAAACAACGCCGTGTGGATTAACCAGAGTCTCAGACTTATCGACAACCGCCACCTTCGCCATATCAACGTTCTTCATTGCCTTGATCTCTTCAGATGTCTTCAACTTCGTCATGAGACCACCTTAGAAAAATTTCTTAATGGAACCGCTTACCTGAATCACCGCGTTATCCGCATTGCCAACGCTAGTGAGCTTCAAGTGGCCGAGACCGTACATGTTCTCCTGAACCGTCTTGATAGCTTCGGTTACTCCATTGATAGCGACCGTTGGAGAAGTAAACGGGGAGATGGTGCTCCATGCATCTTCATAGTCTTCAGCCGGGAATACGCCAGGAAGAGCGTTATTGGCACCAATGGTGTTGTTATTGAAGTTGAGTGTGGCATCACCAGTGGCACCGGCATCTGCGCCAGTAACTGACATCGTAATCGCACCATATTCAGCGTTGCCAACCGGAACACCAATACTAGAGATCAATACCGAAGTTCCGCTGGCCGGAACCTCTTCGTAGTCGTTGGTGAAGACCATGGCCTTGATACCTGTGCTCGGCACATCAGTTGCAGCCATATCACTTACTACCCGCTGAGTCAGACCACTTGCTTCAGTCGACATCGTGGAGAGAAGTCCAGGCGTCGGCTTGCACCGGAAAGACTTAAGTCCGTCGATCGCGGCAACCAGGTCAGCGAGAGTGTTGTAGGCATCACAATCAACGGTTGCGGCTCCGGCATCGTCGGTGAAGGTGAATTGGCCTTCAGTGTTGGCACCGCCGTCTGCATCGAATGCTACGGTATGGACGGCGCTGATGCCGTGATAGCTGATATTCAGCATGTGAGAAGCGAGAAGGGGCTCGTTACGGGTCTGCATGGTGTCTCCTTAGACTTTTGGTCTTGCGTATGCTCTGAAACCTGTTTTGCGGGTTGTGCGGTGGTAGCGGCGATCCTCGATGGCCTTGGCAAGGCCGTATTCCCACAGCTCCTTTTGTTCCTCTGCTGCAATCGGGTCTGACCATGGTTTTCGGAGTTGCCGATAGAGGGCGAATCTGGCGCCGTGAACCAATGCTGTGTAATGACGTTGCAGAACCCAGGCCGGGCCGGTAGTCGAATCAATGTCCGGAGCCAAGGCAACCTCTACCTCAATCCCGTCCGTGATGTCTTCGCTGGGGATGTAGTCGGTTTCGAATGTCAGCGTCGACAATCCCGTCATCTTGTAGCCGAGAGGTGAAATGACGCTCTCGCTCAGCTTTACGGTAATGACTCGGATTACAACGCCCTCGGAAGGTGAGAGCGTGTAATCCGCTTGGTCCTGGACCGCGTCGATCGGGTCCAGTTCCTCACGCCACACCTCAGATCTGTCAAGAAGCCGTTCCCATGCCCATCGGAGTTTGTCCTGAACCAGGTTCTCCGGTGGGAAACCAGGCATATCGGCAACAACCTTGATAGCTAGATCTGAGAGGGACGTGATGGCCACTGTTTAGTCTCCTGACATGGCAATGGAAGCTTTCATCTGCGCATTGCCTTCTTTGAGTTTCTTTTCGTACTCTTCCTTCGAGATCTTGCGAAGAATGTCGAAGGTGTAGTTCTGGATGCCGCCGATGTCCTTGCGGTCCTGGCCTGGCTGCACCGTGAACTTCGGGGTGAAGGCATGTTCAAGAACTTCACGGTAGTCGCTGCGGAGAACCGTTTCCTTGTTACGTGGCCACACCATCCAGTCGCCGTTGACAGCGGCCATGGCGTCATCGGTATCGTTGGCGTTTCTTTTCGGGTGGAAGCGGACCAGGTAGTAGAAGAACTCGCCGGAAGTATGATCCGGCTTCTCGCTGTAGTCCTCGTTGCTGAGGCTTGCTTCCTTGGCGCGGGCATTGGCACCTTGCAGTTGCTTCTTGAGGGCGGCGATCTCCGCCTCTTTTTCTGCCAGGGCTTGGGCCACCGCATCACGGGTGGCGGCGTCGTTAATTGTGTCGTCTGATGCTGATTCAGTGACAACTGTTTCTTCGGTTTCGATTGCCGGATTCTCTTTTTTCGGTCTCACCGGGCGGGTTCCTGTTTTTCCTCTTGGCATGGTCTTTCGCCTCCTAATTGTGCTGTAGACTCTATTGGCCGTTACGGGGTTGGTGGAAAGTGAAGCTTAACCGGTGCCTGCCCAAACTGACAAGGGCAGACACCGGATCAGCATGACGAATTAGTCGAACATACCTGCTTTGAAACGGCACATCTGACCACTGACATTGACAGCAGCAGTCGAGTCCAGGAAGAACCCGGGCTTCGTGGTCGTCTTCGCAGGCACGCCCCAGTAGTCGTACATCCGTCCGATGTACAGAACCTCGTTCGAGCCGAGATCCTTACTGAGGGTCACTTCGTTGGCAGCATCACCATCATTGGACAGAGCCAAGATGACAGCTTGGTTGCGGCCAGGTGCAGCCTCTTTACCGATCTGCACAATCGAGCCCTCACCCACATACGTGGTGTTGACGGGATTGTCGAAGTGACCGGTACGGCTACCCGGTGTATCCAGGATCCAACGGCTGATAACGCCGCCGGTTCCGGCTGCGCGTTGATCTTCCGAGACCTTACCGAGATACACTGTCGAGGCAGCTGAGATGAAATCTCCACCTTCATAGGCAGCGATGCCAGCACCAAAAACAACCGGACTGATAGCCCCATTGTCGTCGACGCTGTAACCGCCGAACATTTCGATGGAACGCATATCCTTGTCCCAGTGTTGGATGACTTCATCCGTGCTCTCAAGCGACATGATTTCGACCCAGTCAGGTACAAAACCCAAACCAAGGTAGAGATCAGCGCCGGTCGCATTGAAGGTTCCGCTTACTTGATTAAGCATGTCAGAATCTCCTGATTACTCACCGCTCGTCGGAGGAACAGCGGAGGCTGCAACTTCGAGGCGGGCGATGAAGGTTTGGGTGAGGATGACGCAAGCCTGATCAGCTTCCCAGGAGACGGAACCCGTACGACCCATGGGATCACCGGGTGCCTTCTTCGGGAGAAGCATGGAAGGCGTGACAGCGCCAAGACCCTGGAGGGGAACCATGGCGTAAGCGTGACGGGCGAGAGCTACCAGCGGGTAGACGTCAGCTTGAGCTTCCGAGGAAACCTCGACGCGGCCACTGAGCCAAGTTGTGCTGGAAGCACCTTCTTGTTCCCAGGGCTCGAAGACGTCCGAAAGCATGACGCGGAACTGGTCGATGGAACCGACTTCGTTCGGCATAGCCTTCATGGAGCTCGAGTAGTTGGCAACGGGGATCCAGCCGGGCAGGTTTTCCAAATCGGGCAGACAGTCAGTATGACCAATCAGGATGTACGCGGCCTTGACCGGTTCGGTCGAGACGTTGGGGTTGGCGGCGATGATCCGAGTGATCTTCTTCGCACGATTCCGAGCAAAGCCACGGCTGATCTTCTTCAGATCGCTGAGCTTGGCAGGGGAATCAACGGCGGCGCGGGAAGCAACACCGTTGGCGTAGAAGACGTTGGTACCGGCTTTGAGCGCGTTCCAACGGATCAATTCGATCACTTCTGCCTGCTGCTCACCAAGAGCGTCGAAGACTTCCTTGAAGACCGGGTCTTCGTGGTAGACTTTGACTTCCCGAGTGATCTCGACAAGCTCACCATACGTTTCCAGCTGGACCGTAACGTCGGTGTAAGTGATTTTCTTCGCAGTCGGCGTCTGACCTTCTGCGAGCGGTGCCGTTGCCGGCAGGGGCGGGAACGAGTTGTAGCGGCGGTAAGTACGATTCTTACCCTTGTTCTGCGGCTGGGGATCCTTCATCCCGAACCGTTCCAGGATCATGGTCTCCTGGGCACGCTTCAACAGACGCTTTGCAGCGTAGGTAGCGTTTCTCTGATCGAGATCGCCTGTGTCGTTGAAGTTTTGAGCCATAGCAATGGTCTCCGTGTTGTGTGGTTTTTCTGCACAGTGCACGGACACTCAAGGCGTTCTGGCTAAAGGCTACTTTTGTGGTGATCTTCTATGTTGGGTGTACGACCTGGATGCGCAATTTCTTGCCACATCGGCTACACATGAATTCAGCGTTTGTGCCTGCGCCAAGTGCTCCTTTGAACAGAATGGCGCGGCACTTCGGATAAGGACAACGTGTCTCGATCTCTTCGGGATTCACGATCTCCTTGTTGTAAATCGCTGGGACCGTTCGAGCTTTGTTGTCGTTTGCCATCGGTTAGTCAGTGACCTCGGCGTTGTCGAACAGTTTGGTTTGTTCCTCGATGCTCATGTTCTTCGAATTCTGCTTCGAACTTTTCGGGGCCGTCTTCTTGGTGCGGGCCGTCGACCCATGAAGCTTGGTGTGCTTCTTGTGCTTCTCGCCCTTGGCCTTGTCGATGGCCTTATTCTCGGTCTTGATGGTCTCGGCCTTGAAGGCGTCGAGTACTGCGGACTGGCCGGGGATGGTTGCGCCATCAAATAGGTCTTGAACATCCTGGTCCTGCTTGTCCAGCCACTTCCAGAACGCGTGACCTTCGTCTTCCTGCATCGCAGGGATATCGAGATCCTTGTGGCGGCTCTGGAGAGCGTTGTTGTGGCGTTCGGCAGCAAGCTCTTCCTGGAGCTTAGTGAAATCGGATTGGGAGACGTAGTCTTCGGACTTGGCCTTGTTTGTGGTGCCGAGGGCTTGGAGAACGGTCGCTTGAATCATGTCGGCGATCTCGTCGCCAAACTCTTCACGGAACTCATTCACATCGATCTCTTTGTCACCGATGGTGAGCTTTTCGGCGCCGGTCATCTCCTTGATAATCTCGGATCGGATCTCGTCTTCACGTTCCTTGACGCGTTTTTCGATTTCAGCCTCGAGATCTGTCTGCTCGGTCTTGGCCTTGGATTCCTGGGCGAGGCGCTTTACGCGGTCGATCGCGGACTCTTCGTTGTCCTCGTCGTCGTCCTCATCCTCGTCGGAATCATCATCCGAATCCTCGTCGTCGTCGCTGTCGTCAGCGTCTTCTTCGTCTTCGGTATCTTCAGATTCATCTTCGTCGTCTCCGCCTTTGTCGTCGTCCTCATCATCAACCTGAAGGTTGTCATCGATTGAGTTGAACAGGGCTTCCTGCTCTTCAGCGGTCATTTCGTTGGTTTCTTCAACCTGCTCTGCGCTCGTATCGTTTACGTCGTCTGGCATTATGATTGTTCCTTTTTGGGTTCGTGTGTCAATTGCACATCTGTGTCCACTCTCAGGCGTTCTGCCAGGAGTGAAATCGCTTTGTCGTAGATAAGCTCTACATCGAGAGCCATACTGCCTTCACGGATCGCCCATTCGGTCTCTCTGGGATTGTCAACCTCAACTCCAGCGTTGCGGGCGATGGCCAGAGCCTGCGTAATGCCGGTTAACTGATACTTATACTCATTGTCGCGAAGCTGCACGCCTTTCAGACTGATCTTCTGGAATCCTTCAAGGACTGCGCAAAGGATCATTGCGCTGATTCCGCAGAGCCTGGCGTGAGGATAGGCATCAAGAAGTTCATCGGCAGGAAGCAGTTGCTGGTCCTGAATTCCCCATTCTTCGAGTAGTACAAAAACCGTCCCGCACTCTGCCGCTCCTTTGTAGATCTCCATCCAGTCGCCAGGGTAACGATGATCGTCGTTCAGAACATTTTCTTTCAAGTGCTCCATCGTGTGGAGATTAAACACCCGATGTGGCTTCATCCAGGAGTAACACCGGTACCAGTCGTTGAGCGTCCATACCTGAGATCCATCAGCAGTCAGATCCTGCCAAGTCACCCCAGCCAGGTCCTGTCTATACAAACCGCAGATATGAACGCTCCTCTTCATTGATCGCCTACGTGGTTGCGTCGAATGTGATTGCACCAGACACCTTGACAGTGCCGTCCGGCATGATCAGGCAGAGGTACATCGTATCCTCTGACGCTTTTGTTATGTTGATGTCGATGTCGCCATCATCTTCGCTGCGGAGGTCGAACTTGACAACGCTGTCGCCTCCAGATTTCAGCAGGGCACCATCGGTACCAATGGCGATTGAATCTGGCCCGGTCGCTTCCGGCACATGGCCATCTTCGTCACTGGAGAGATACGCCTTGACGTATGCACCGTACGCAATGTCGGAACCATCAGCCGCTTTAAGCTGAATAGCGACGTTGATCACGTTAGCGGCTTCGGCGCCAACAACAATCGTCGCATCCGCAACGATTTTCTTCTTGTTGACATTCAGAAAGGTCTGAGGCTTACCCCAGACGTGACTTTTGTTGAGGAAGTTCCTCAACGGGAAACCGGTGTAAGTGCCGTTGCCCATGATGTCACCTTTCGTTTAGTGTTGCTGTTGCGCCCGAGCCGGGAGCTCGAGGAGTTCTTCAAGTACTGTCTGTCGGCCGAGAAGCCAACGAACATCTTTCGAGAAGTCATCATCACAAACTTGGGGGGAATGACGGAGCTGGTTCTGAACAATCTCAAGCTTGCCTGTCAGCACTGTTCTCAACGCAACCCACAGGTCGTGTTCATCTGCACGTGCTAGCAGTTCTGCATGGTACTTATCAAGTTTTGCTTCCATTCCGCAACCTCGATTGTGTGTACATCTATTGTATGCAGGTGTTCAGACGATGTCAAGTCAAATCTTTCGCGATTGGTCAGTCCCAGTGGATCTTGACGATTACGCCGAGGTGATTGACACGCTGATGGAGAACGATTCGATAGCCGTTTTCTGAGGCTAAATGCTTCTTTAGCCGGTGTGCAACTTCCTCTGACGTATCGTCGTCCGGATTTGATGGAGGAAATTTCAAATCCAGCTCGCAATACCCCTTGGCGATGTGTTTTTCGATCTTCTTCTCTGCGCGTTTGATGGCGCGGCGTGTCCATTCAGCGTACAGTTCGGCGGTGGCCGCTTGCTTCTTGATCTTGGCTTTGTCGGCGTTCATTACATCCTCCGGTATTCGAGGTAGATCTTCAGGGGTACACCATCGACGTGATCTTCCTCGACCATTTCGCCGATGGCCAGGAAGGCTTGGCCGCGATAGGAGATGAACACCTCACCGTTGATAGTCACAGCCTTGCAGAGGGAATTGTGCTGTTCGTTCATGTCGAGGCCGAATGTCTGTTTGAAGACGGTATTGATCAAGCGATCAGTAGCGGCTTGGTGTCTGGCAACAATTCCCCGGCCGATGGCATTTGCTTCGTCCTGGGTCTCGGCGAACTTGGCATTGCTGATGTCGTAGATGAGGACGCGTTCCGTGGTTTCTTCGGTCATGGCCATGCTGTGACTCCTACTCGTTTGCTGTTTGTGCTACCTCAGGTTTCAGTGCTTCCACCTGTTTCAGCTTCAGTTCCTCGTTCTTCCTGGCTTGGTCGGCCAATGCCACCTGAGTATCAACCTTCGTCTTGTTGATGTCGGCCTGGGCCTTTTCCTTCTCGAGCTGGGCTTGCTCCGGATCTTCTTCAGGCATCTCCGGCGGCTGCAGTGCTTGGAAGCGCTCCTGACTCTCTTCTTCGGTGTACATGAACTCATCCGGATCCAGATCAGAGGCGCGCATGATCTCTTCCCAGACCTTGATCAGCTTGGTCATGGCTGTGAGCTCAGCACTGCCAAGTGCCATTTCCATGACGCGGAAGAGCTTCGCCATCCTGACGGTCTTGGCCTCGAATGTAGTGAAGCCGGTGCCTGTGGCGATGAAATCGCCTTGTCCCTCTGTCCGTTCCGGATCCTGCATGTTGAAGCGGTGGAAGTCGTTGGCGATCGGTTCCGTCCAGTTGTCGTCGAAATTACCGATGACCTGGGCGATGTACTTCCCAGACTTCTCAACAAGCTGCTCAGTTTCGAAGGCAGTTTTCTGGATATCACCCTCG